CTAGAAGGTGACAGCCTTACCGAAGTCAAAAGGATCATGTTGCGTTTCTTCATTATTGGGTTCAACACACGTCAAAATCTTAACCGACTCACCCCAAGTCACGCTGTATACGCAATCTGTTAGTACTTTAAAGCCATAACCCATCTCTATCAGCTCAAACTGACTGAAAGTGAAAAGCTTGCTCTGGTTCTGATGCACCTCGATGTAAATACGTACAAAAGAGTTCTGAAAGTCGACCAAATTCTTGCTGATATCTTTCCAAGCGGTTTGGCGAGAGTAGCCCGTTACCGATAATTCAAAATCACCCAAGGGGCCAAAACCCTTATCGCGTTTTTTAGACTTCGAACTGTCATCTGGCACACCATCAGGAACTGAGACCTGGGGCGGCTCAGATTGATGAATTACTGTAGTTGGTTCAGGCTCTGATTCACCGTCTGACCAAGCGTATATGTTAAAGATGATTCCACAAACAATGAGTAAGCCACCCATCCAAAAAGGCCAACGATGCCATATTGGTTTAATGTCATTACTCATGGCCTCGGCCACGCTGCCGCTACTTTGGGTATGGGACTGATAGAAAGGGAAGAATGACTTCTTATACTTCCGCTGCTCTTCGTTGACGACTTCAGTCGTTGCACCAATTCGCACTTTCTTGGTGTACGTGTTCTTACTCCCAAAAGCGGTATTCTTAGCGCAGTAATAAGTCATTTCAACCATATCGCGAACGTCTTTATGAATCTTCCTCAGATTCTGGGTCAGCAATATGATGTCTATGCCGTAATGACCATGTAGTGAATAGAACTCAAGAATCTTACTATCCAGCTGTCTGTTAGGTAGCACCATATGGGCTTCATCAATCACGAACAGAGGGCCTTTGTTATCAGCGTCACGCCAATCACTTTGGTAATCCTCAAGCTTTGAAAAGGGTCTATCCATTGAGCCATATTCGTTTAGCTTACCGTCAACAACCTCTATAAGTTCGAGCACGTGATTACCAAAAACCTTTTGGAAATAGGGCACGTTTAAGGTGACATTGGTAACGACTTTTCGACCTGCCTTGATAGCAGGGATAATATGATAAGCGACGCTCTCATAGCTTTTACCGCTACGTGGTCGGCCTGCGATACAGTAAATCATTAAGAACCCAACCTTGTGAATGGAATTAACTGCAAAATCATGCGAATCGCGATAGCAGAAATGATAAGACTCAAGCATTGAGGTAAACCCACGGCACCCATGACCCAAGCCACATTTGGTGGGATAGACTCTAAATACTGGCTGACATCCACAGGTTCGAAAGCAGCTACCGCCCAAGACAATCCCTTGTTCACAACAGACATGAACTCTTCAACAATCCAGAAAACCATATCTTTCAACATGTCGACAAGGCTTATAACGAGTCGATAGAGAAACTCTAAGAGCTGATTGAAAAGCGAAATAATCCAATCCATAAGTTATCCTCCAAAGATAATTTGACGACAATAGAACGCTGTCGATGCTAAGAAGATGAAGCGGAGAAAACCGAATATCGCATCTAAATCGATGTAGTCATCAAATGAAAAGTAGCCATAAAAAGGAACGGGCAGACCGAAGTCAGGGCGCTTAGCACCACTTAAATCAATCTCACCAAAGCTAGAAACGAAAGGGTCAACTACCGATGTTTTCATCTCTTGAAGTTGAGCGGTCACAATGCTGTCTAAACCACCGTCATAACTGGACTGATAGAACCCCTGACAACTGGAGGTTTCAATACAAGAGCCACCAGTTCCAGCCGCTGAAGTATCAACTTCATTCAAAAGCTCACCTATGTCGTTAACGCCCTCGGTTAGTCCGTCTACTTTCCCCGATAGCCCATCAATGCTTGTTTGAACACCTGATAAGTCGACGGTTGATGTGCCTCCGGAAATGGCTCCTATCTGGTCACTCAATTGGTCCATTCTCGCGCCAAGCTCCTGATTGACGGCATAAGCAGTATCATCAGCAACACTGGATAACATTCTTGTTTGAAGCTCTTGTTTAGCAGCTACGCCATTTAAATCAGAAATAATTTGGTCAAGAGCACCGCCATAACCATCAACTCTTTGCTGAACTTGTTTTAATATTTTTTGGTTGGCGTTAGCTTTGGCTGCGTTCTTAAGCTGTTTCTTTTGTTGGGCAGTCAGTCCACCGCCAGAAACCTCAAGGTTGTTAACAGCATTCAAAACTTGATTAGCAATATCTTGTGCACCATTTGCAGCATCAGCGGCATTTTCAGCACTACGCTTAGCCTCATAAACGTAACCACCAAGAGCAGAGATAGAACCTTGATTAGCAAGAACACCATCATTAATGGCATCCAGTTGGTTATGTAATTCAGAGAATTTAACGTCAACATCGCTAAATTCACTTTTAATAAGACGACTGTTATCAACACCACCATCGATGTTATTAATCGCGCGTTCTATATCTTGTAACTCTTTTCGAGTCCGACCCTCTTGAAAAGTCATTGTCTGGCGTAGGTTCTCAAGTGTCCTTGTAAACTTCTTACTCGTATTACCCTCAGCCATAAGATTGATAATATTTGTCAAATCTCGATTAGCGTTAGAAAGACTGTAGATAGCGGTATTAGAGCTTTGGCAATCAGGGTCTTGAGCATCACACTTTATAAGCTCAGGTCGGCTTGCTTTGTACAAATCAAAAAAGGGGTCAAGTTTGTCAGGTATCCCGTTATTATCCGAATCAAGGTCTACGTTATCGTTAAGAGTGGGATTAGGGTCAACACCATTTACAAGCCCGTCACCGTCCCAGTCTTCATCATTGTCAGGTGTGCCGTTGTTATTCAAATCGTCAGGGTTAGCCGTTTCACTACCACAGTTAAAAATATCCGTATCAGCATAGTTCCAACTTGCCGTGCAGTAAGAATCAGATTGGGGAGGGTTGTCGTCACAGATAATACTCCCATCAGGAAGCAAAGAGCGACTGGGTGGTGTATCAGAGCAGAGCTTCACCTTGAGCTGAGCATACGGGCCACCGTAAGTGACATCAGCGGACAGAGCTGGCGCAGAACAAAGCAAAGCTAATAGAATTAGATATGTGCTTTTCATAAAACAACCTATAAAAAAAGGAGCCGAAGCCCCTTTGAAATTAACCTTGGAAATTCTGAGCAGCTAGAAAACCAGACAAGCCACCCAAAAGAGCAAAGACCATAAGAATCAGGTCATGTATGGCGACCAACATACTCAGAAACCTCCATTAGTTAAGCGGACTTAACAGCACGTTTGGCAAGACTGATTGCTTTATACGCCATAGTGATACCAACAATTGCTACACCCGCAGCACCCACTTTAGTTGCAACATCAGCAAAATCTACAGCAGCCCAAATAGCTTCCATAATTCAGTTCCTTATAAAATTTTAATTAACTTAACCGCCATTTTGACGGCATATGACATAGCGAAGCCGCTAACGAAGACCAGTGAGAAAGCCCCACTGAAAACCGCCGTAGCTTCGATTGCAGTAACCTGAGTGAATCCCATCAAATATTCATAATCACTAGCTGTAATCACAATGACTCCAGAGCAGGACTCAACTGACGTTTCAACTAAAGCTAGAAATCCATTGTCATTTGGTAAGGCACACTTAGGCATAACAATTCCGTTTTAATCTACTTCTTAAGTGATGCATCGAAATGCTTTTGAATGTCCGCATCAGCAGGGACGAGCTTAGTCACCAAGATGTCGAGAGGGTCATCAGGGTTGGCACCGAAGTTCAATTCATATTCACGATTGGCAACGAATGCGCGTGTACGGATGAGTTCGCGTGCGTAGTTCACATCGATTTTCAACGCTTGTTTGTTGTAGGGAATATCCGTCGAGAACCCGATACCTGTTTGTTGAAACTTCTCGTTATCAACTTCTTCCACAGCACGAAGCACGGCCAGTTCTGCGAATTCCATACCGGATTTAGGGAAACGCTTGATAGAGATACCAGTTATTGTAGGCATATTGTTGACTCCAAAATTTCGATTTTCTTTTTCGTGTATTCGTCAGGCACTCCCAACGAGGTTTCAAAGTTGGCGCGTCTGTGGTGAGTGGGAATGAGCATCCCGAACGCTTCACCCAAATCACCCTCAGTCATCGCAACGATTTCAGCCAGACCCTTACCACATTGGCGACGAATCCAAGCGATACGAGCGAAGAACTCTAGGCCTTCTTTCTTCTTGTTCAGCTCAAGTTTCATTGGTTCCGCTGGATCGATACTGGCCGCGAAGTCACAGATGCCCGCGAACGCAGAAGCAGGTGAGGCGAGGAGTGACAAATCACACTTCTTCAACTCCACTTCGTTGCGGTACCAAATCACTTCAGGGTCAGTAATCTTTTGCTCAAACTTCTTGTTATAGATTCGCCAGTAGACCGTTGACGTACGAGAGCCAACGAGAACCGCTTCTTCTGATAACTCACCAGATTGAGAAACGCGCTTATGAGGAACCATTGTCGGACCACGACCACGAGAAGCAGTGCGAAATGCTCCCTCATAAAAACATTTCTCAGCGTACTTACAGTCAAAGATTCCGGTGTAGTCATCGACACACAAATCAAGACGGGCTAGGCGAGTGATACCCAAGATAGATAACCACCAGTGCAGTTTTTGGTGTGAGATGAACTCGAACAACTTAGAGCAACCGGTACCGTTGATTTGCACAAACACCGTGTCATTGTTGCCACCGATACCAACTAGACCACATTCCACTTCACCCGTTGAATCGAGAATCACCATAGAGTCGTTGTAACCATGAAGGCCACGGCCACGCATCGGAGACAAACGGAAGTTGAACACCTTAGCCATGAACTCCTCGAACCTATGAGCCAGAATCTTGCTGCATTTGTTACGATGTAACTCCATGGATTTCTCTATGGCTTCTGGTGAGTTAAAGCGGCCATTCACGCTGACTTTCTTAAACTCTGGAAACTGCAAGTTGATAAAGTCTTGGTCATTTGAGTTATCCAAAGAACGCAGCGAACTGTAGGAAAACGAGAACGCCAAGTGGTCAACTTGTACCGGACGAATTTCGTCATGGTACTTGTGCGGTTTCTTAGATGGCATGGAAGACTCCCTTAACCAACAGCTCTTGATAGTTCTCGTCGGTAATCTCGACCACTTGGAACGAAGTCATTCCGTAGTGCGTCATCAAGAACTGGTAAAAGTCGTAAGGTGTTTTGAAGAACTCATGACCCCAAGTGAAATAGGCGTTAATGCCATGACTGGGTTCATTATCGAAATAAATTGAATCCATGGTCTTAAGCCTCAAGCTTGAGGTTTACTGCATCGATTAAACGACGAGTCATTTCACAATCAGCTGTTGCGCGGTGAGCTGTTAAATCAGAAACGTTGATGCTTTGTTGTAGGCAAGCGTTGGATAAGGATTGCCATTTGTAATCATCGTGTTCATTCATTTCACCATAGAACTCAGCATACCAATGCATGACACAGTGAGTCTTACGACCAATGGTTTGGAGAAACGAGCGGAAAGCTTCAACTGATTCAAACGAAGCACCTGAATATCGGAATGATTGGAACAAAAGGCGTAAGTCAAAAGACTCGTTGTAAATAAGCAAAGCATCGCAATCAGAAAGCAACGATTCGAGCGTAGATTTGATTTCAGAGAAAGTCGGGCGCCCAGCAACATCTAATGAAGTAATCCCGTGAATAGCTGAAGCATCTGAAGGAATTGGTTTCACTGGATCAACTAAAGAGTTGAACAAGACTTTTCCAGACTCAGCACAAATTAGAGAAACCTCGACAACTTCAGCAAATCTGTCTAGGCCAGTGGTTTCAGTATCTAAGATAACAGCGTTGTGAGTGTTGAGCTTTTTCATAAAACCACCTTGAGACGTTGGAATAACAACTTTCTTAAAGAGTGATTAGTTAGGGTTTAACTAGTCAGTCCTGATTTGTGTGTACTATAAGATACAGAAATCAGGACTGGCAAGACCGCTTTTTGTGGACTGACGGTATACAATTGAAGGAAATGGAGGGACAACCATGTACCAGAATAAACTGTTAGATGCCTATAAAGAGGCTCAAAATTACATACAAGACAAGCAGATTGCCCATGACTTAGGACTAAGTCGTCAGAAGATTAGCGCAATTAGAAGCGGAGCTCGCTATCTAACTGAAACAGAAGCACTTTTTATAGCTGAAAAGATTGGTTTAAGCGAAGAAGAAGTTTTGGTGTATTTAGCCGCTGACCGCAGCAAAAATTACAAGGCTCAGCAGGCTTGGCAGAACATCGCAAAAAAGTTTAGCGGGCTTAATATGTCAGGCATTTCAATGGCTTGTGGTGGATTAGCGTTATGGATGATGCCTACCCAAGAAGCACTAGCTAACTGCGTATTATGTATATTATGTTA